TTCAATGTCGCCCACTACGCGCTCCGTCCCTGGCCCTGGATCATCGTCGCCCTGGCATCGCTGCTCGTGTTCCCCACCCTGGCCGATCTGCAGCGCGCCCGCCCCACCTTCGACGCCCGCCGCGCCGCGGCCAACGACTTCGACGACTGAAGCCCACCATGACCGCACAGCCCGACATGGCCGCCAAGTTCGTGGTGGCCGACATCGAAACCAACTGCGTGCACGTGACGCTGCCCGACGGCACGGGCTGGTACGACACCCGCCCGCTGCTTGACCCGCGCGAGCACTGCGACGACGCTGTGGAGATGGCCTCCCAGGCCCTGCAGTGGGCCGAAGGCCACGCCGTCATCACCCGCCACGCCGCGCAGCCCTGGCTGGTGTGCGTCACCGCCCAGGCCCAGGCATGAGAAAGCACTGCCGCCGCCGCGTGGTGGTGCCCATGCCGCCGCGCGCCCTGCGCCCCAAGCTGGCCGCCGACCAGGTGCGAGCCCTGGGCCTGGCGCACATCGTCAACCTGGACGTCATCGCCCACGGCCACGGCACCGAAGACGTGCTGTGGCAGATGGCCGGCGGCGTGCTGACCTGGAGCCGCGCCGCCGACCTGCTGGGCGTGGCGCAGGACGAAATGCGCGAGCAGCTCGAGCTGGTGGCCGACGTCATCCAGCGCTTCAAGCGCACCGGCCGCGTGGCCTTCAGCGGGCCCGAATACCAGGCTGCGAAGCGCGGCGTGCAGGTGATGGACGAACTGGTCGATCTGATAGACGCGCCCACCGCCGTGGCCGCGGCCGAGTGGGGCGAGGCGCGCGTCAACGCCCTGGCCGCCGCGGTGGCGCCCACCCCTTCACCCACCCACCCCCACCACCAAGGAAGCCCGCAATGCGAAGAAGTTTTGTAGACACCCTGCGCGAAGTGCGCGCCGGCATGGCCATCGACGAACTCGACGCCAACCTGCAGCAGCTGGTGCAAGACGTGCAGCGCACCAACAAGGGCGGCAGCCTGAAGCTCACCGTCGAGATCAAGCCCATGCGCGGCAGCACCGAGGCCGTGGTCGTGAAGGCCTCGGTCTCCGTGAAGGCGCCGACGTTCAGCGACAACGGCACGGTGCTCTTCCCCACGCCCGAGGGCAACCTCACCCGCCACCACCACAAGCAAGACGAGCTGCCCGGCATCACGCTCGCCGCGAGCACCGGCAACAGCGCCGCCGCTGCCTGACCCACCCCACCGGAAGACCCCGATGAGCTACAGCCCGCAACCCACCACCACCGCACTCGCCGCGGCCCCCAGCGACACCCAGGCCCTGCTGAACGCAGCCGCCGCCATGGGCAAGCCCCACAAGAACCCCGACCCGGACGGCATGCACTACGCCGTGGTGCCTGAGGGCTACACCCTCAAGCAGTTGCCCGAGGCCGACCTGCCGCCGCGCGCCGCCGCCACGGTGAAGCTGCGCGACACGGCCAGCTTCATCCGCTACGTGAACGACCAGAAGCTCGAAGAGTCGCGCATCTACGCCAGCCTAGAGCCCGCCAGCTTCCTGGCCGTGCTGGACGATTTCGGCACCCTGCAGATCGGCGCGGTGCAGGCCCCCGCATGGCGCGGCTTCCGCGCAGAGTTCAAGGTGCCGCCCAGCCGCGAGTGGCTGCTGTGGAACAAGGCCAACCGCCAGCACTTCAGCCAGCTGGCCTTCGCCGAGTTCCTGCAAGACAACCTGCCCGACGTGCGCCAGCCCGCCGGCGCCGCGCTGCTGGAAATGGCGCTGAACTTCGAGACCGCGCAGGCCGGGCACTTCGTCGCCGCGCAGCGCCTGCAAGACGGCAGCCACAACCTGCAGTGGCGCGCGGAGAACAACTACAGCGGCAGCGTGAAGCTGCCCGAGTTCATCACCCTTGGCATCCCCGTCTTCGAGAACGAAGAGCCCAGCGAACTGCAGGCCCGGCTGCGCTACCGCCTGAAGGAAGGCGTGCTGTCGATCTGGTTCGAACTGGTCCGCCCGCACAAGGCGCTGGAAGCCGCCTTCCGCAGCGCCTGGGCCCGCATCGCCGAAGAGACCGGCGTCGTGGTGCTGCTGGGCAGTCCGGAGTAAGCGGCCGTGGCGCCCGCCGTCATCACTGTCAGGCCCGGCCAGGCCATCACCGTGCAGACCGCCGAGCTTCTGGAGTGGCACAGCGTGGCCGCCGGCTGCCTGCCCGATGCCGAGCTCACGGTGATGGTGTGGTTCAAGGACCGCGCCGGCATCACCTACTGGTGCGGCGGCTGGTGGACCGGCGAGCGCTGGCTTGACGTCGCCACCGGCGATGACGTGTGGGGCACGGTCCTGTATTGGGCGCAGCCCGAGGGCCCGACGTGCTGCACTGCTACCGAGACGCCACCGCTGGCCCCTGCTGTTGGGGCTCGGCTCGATGGCGTCATCGAGCCCAGCACCACCAGCGCCTGACATGCCACGCCCACCAACTTCACACGCCCAGGCCATCCGCGCTTTCTGCGCTACGCCACGCACGCGCGCCGAGATCGTGGCCAAGTTCGGCAACGAGTCGAAAGTGATCTGGTCCGTGCGTAACCTCGTCAAGCGCGGCGAGCTGCAGAACCTGAACGCGCACCTGGTGCGCGGGGTGCCGGGCGTGTACTTCGCCGCCGCCGATGAATCGCCCGCCCGCCACACCGACGGCGGCGCTGCACTGGCCCAGGCGTGGGGGATGCGGGCATGACCGAAACACCCGAATCAATCGCGCTGCTGCGCGCGTATTTCGAGGCGCACCAGGCCGCAATGCAGGCAGTCAGCGGCACGCGCTTTGCGGAGTGCATGGCTGCGGCGAATCGTGCGGCGGCCGCGCTGATGGCGATGCCGAGGCAGAAGTACGCAGCATGACCACCCTAGCCGCCCGCGCCGTTGAACTGCTCAACGCCGACCCCGCGCCCCGCCAGCGCGACCCGCGCATAGCGCACGTTCCGCATCCCGTCGACATCGAGCTAGCAGCGCACAAGCTGCTGTCGCAAGCAGCACGGCAGGGGCTGGTGCTGACGATCACGCACAAGCCGAAGCGTGGGGCGCCTGGGCACTTCACGACGGTCGTCAGTGTGACGACTAACGTAGACGTAACCGGGAGACGCCCAACGTGAACGCCGAACACCAAAAACCAGAGGCCGGCGGCTCTCCGGTTGACTGCCAGGTTAGGCCCTTGGTTGAACGTTTGAGGGCCTACCCTGCCGACGAGCTACTGAGCGACGATTACAGCACTGCAATGCTCGAAGCCGCCGACGAGATTGAGCGACTGCGCGAGTGCCTGCAATGGCTGCAGGCGAGGCATCACGGCGGACTGATGCGCGCCACGATAGACGAAGCGCTAGGTGCGCGCAGAGTGGAACAAGCCGGGTGGTCTGATGGATGGCCCGTTCGCGTGACAGGGCCTAACGTTGCAATTAAGAGGCTGCCGTAGGCAGTCCGCTTGAATTGTCTGGTTAGGTTTCACTGGTGGCGCACTGACCAAGGATGAACATGGACGAAGAACTGACAAAGGCCCTGAACTCTGCGACGTTTGCAACGCGCGATCTACAGGACGCACTGAAGACCGCCGACGCGGTGGCCGCGCTGGTGCTGCTGCCGATGATTGCTGACGCTGCCCGACTGGCGCAGCAGATCAGCGGGTTGATTCACGCGAGGGCCGACCGTGGCTGAGAAAGTGGTGATAGGGAACGCGGAACTGTGGCACGGCGACTGCCGCGAGGTGCTGCCGCTGCTGCCGCGCTTTGATGCTGTGGTGAGCGACCCGCCCTATGGCATTGGCTATGCACGCGACTCGACCGCAAGCGCCGGGTATAAGCCGGATGGCACGCGCACATGGGGCAAGGCTGCGGCCCCGATACATGGCGACGATGCGCCGTTTGACCCTGGGGCACTGCTGCCGTTGGCAAAGCTCGTGATTCTGTTCGGCGCTTCGGCCTACGCCAGCAGGTTGCCCGACAACTACGGCTGGATCATTTGGGATAAGCAGATTGTGGGCAGGTGGTCGGGCGGCGACTGTGAAACCGCGTGGACAAACTTCCTCGGCTCAAACCGCGTACACCGCCAGCGGTGGCAAGGCATACAGCGCGGCGGCGAAGAGTGCCCGTTTGTAGGTGGAGGGCTAGAGCACCCGACACAGAAGCCGGTTGCACTGATGCGCCGATGCTTGGAGCTGGCCGGTTTTCCCGCGCTGACGTTTGACCCTTACATGGGATCAGGCAGTACCGGAGTAGCGGCGATGAATCTCGGCCTGCGTTTTGTCGGCGTGGAGATTCACCGCCCGTATTTCGACATCGCCTGCGAGCGCATCAGCCGCGCCCAGGCCCAGGGCACGCTACTACCACCCGAACCCCCGCGCGAATGCGTGCAAGAGGGGCTGTTGTGAAACCTAACGTAATGTGGACCAACCCCTCCGACTAACCCCAGTTGGCCCATATCAGCACGCCCGCTGACAACCCCATACATATCAACACCCTACACCGCAGCCCCGCGCAATGGGCTGCCTAAATTGGAGCAGATGTGAACGTAACCGACCTACGCACCGCCGCCCGCGAACTGCTCACGACCTGCCGGATAGCTGGCCGGGCGCCGACGCCCTGCGTGCCGCATTGGCAGCCCCGCAGCCCGAGCCGCTGTACCTGCTGCACTGCGCGGGATGCTGAACGACGACGACCACGACGCAGCAAAAGAGGCGGCGCGGGCTGCGCTGGGGGAGTCAGCGTGACGGCCCATTCGCCGCTGACCGACGCTGCGGCCTCGCCAGCCACTCGCGGACAGCGGGCCAGCCGCCGCGCGCCTGTAGCTCTGCGAACTCGGCATCTGACAGGCGCACGGTTCGCACTGGTGACGCCGTGCTCTCGCCGGGGGCCAGGGGCGGGCGCCCCCGGCGCTTTGGTTCGGGGGCTTGGCTCATGCCGGGACCGCGACACCGTTGCCGCGAAACGTTTCCAGCACCGTGGACAGGCGCTCAGCGAACGGAGCCGCGTCGAATGCGGATTTGTCGGCGTAGCAGACGCCCATCGTGTCGATGCCATCGCAAAAGGCGTTCCAGTCGTCGGCGATGCGCTCGGCCTCTTCCATGATGACTTCGGGGCTGGCTTCGTAGAGGTTGATGCTGCTCATGGTGTCTCTCCTGGTTGCCGGTGCTGCCCTGTGCATCACCGTGGAATAGACTGTATTACGAACAATGCACCGCGTCAACGACTATTTTGTAACACGCGAAAAGCACCTAACGTGAATTCGACCGCCACACCCGCGGTGTAACACCGGCCCGCCATGCTCACCACCCAGGCACCGCCCACATCAGCAGCCGTTACGCACCGCGCAGCGGCGCTGATGGCTGCCGCCGGCCCGAAGCCTGGCGAGCGTGGCCACCTGCTCCAGGCCGGGTACGACATCCGCACCATCCAGCAGCTGCTGGGCCACTCCGACGTCGAGACCACAATGATCTACACCCACGTCCTGCCGGCCAGCCAGGGCGGGCGCGGCGTCATCAGCCCGCTGGACGCGCTGGCCTGACCATGCCGACCACGCTGTCCCTGGACGAAGCGGCCGCGGTCCTGAAGACCACGGCCGAGACGGTCAGCGACTGCATCCACAATCGCGGCCTGCCGGCCGCGCGCATCGGGCGCGCCTACGTGCTGGTCGACGATGACGTCATTTCCTGGCTGCGCACGCAGTACGGGGTCTACAGGGAGGGCGCATGCGGCTCTATCAGCGCGGCAAACGAGGCACGTGGTGGGTTGATCTCGGCGACGTTGCCGGCCAGCGTGCTCGACGCAGCACTGGCACCTCGGACCGCGCCGAGGCGCAGGAATACGCCGCCACGCTTGCACGCGATCTCTGGCGCGCCCGCCGCCTCGGCGAAACCCCCACGGTGACGTGGGACCAGGCCGTCGTGGCCTGGCTCGAGGAACACCAGCACCGCCGCTCAATCGAGGAGATCAAGCGCGTGCTGCGCTGGCTGAGCGCCCGACTGCGCGGCACGCCACTCGCCGAGATCACCGATCCCGTGATCCGCGCCCTGACCCGCGAGCGCCGGGCCGAAGCCGTCAACCGCCGGGCTATCGAGCGCGCCATTGCGGCCGAACTGCCGCCACCCAAGCCCAAGCCCACCAGCGGCGCCACCGTCAACCGCCACCTGGCGCAGCTCAGCGCCGTGCTGCACTACGCCCACAAGCGGCGCTGGCTGGACGCCGTGCCGCCGATCAGCAAGGCCGCCGAGCCTGCGCGCCGCGTGGCCTGGCTGACGCACGAGCAAGCCGACAAGCTGCTGGCCGAGCTGCCGCCGCACCTGCGCGCCATGGCCGAGTTCGCCCTGGCCACCGGCCTGCGTGAGACCAACGTGCGCCTGCTGACCTGGCAGCAGGTCGACATGGCGCGGGCTGTGACGTGGTTTGCGGCCGACGAGATGAAGGCCGCCCGCGCCCACAGCGTGCCATTGAACGACGAAGCCCTGCAGGTGCTGGCCCGCCAGCGCGGCGCCCACAAGCAGTGGGTGTTCCCCGTTCCGCACTGGGAGCCAGCGGCCTCGCCTGGAGACAAGCCGCGCCTGGTGGCCGACTCCCCCACGGGCAAGATCAGCAGCGCCGCGTGGCGCAAGGCCTGCGTGCGCGCCGGCGTGCCCTGGCTGCGCTTCCATGACCTGCGCCACACCTGGGCAAGCTGGCACGTGCAGTCCGGCACGCCTCTGGCGGTGCTGCAGGAACTGGGCGGATGGGCCAGCCTGGCCATGGTGCAGCGCTACGCCCACCTGGGCCGCAGCCACGTGGCGCAGTGGGCCGGCAATCTCTCAGCCGGTGGCACAACTCCGGCACAACCTGCGCCGAAGGCACAAAGAGAAGCGGCCTCCGAAGAGGCCGCTTACGAGGGAAATCACTTGGGGTGGCTGATGGGACTCGAACCCACGACGACCAGAATCACAAGACGTTCCCATGCCGCCGAAGTATTGAAAATCAACGACTTGCGAAAGCCGAGAAAGCCGAAATCGGCCTGATCTCGGCACAAGTCCGGCACACCTGATCCTGTCCCCGCGCGACTACGGCACCAGCCTAACCGCTACACCGATGCGATGCCGGGAGGCCATGAAGTGATGGTGCGTTGCTTGGTATTCATGGGCTCCAACGCGGCGGTCTACGGCTGCAGAGGATCGACGTCTGTCAGTTTCCAGATCAGCGACGATGAATCGTCAGGATCTGCCTGGCTTTGCCAGGTGTACTGAATTACCCTTCCGAAGGCTGTGAATGAGAGAGTTGCCGTTTGGCCAACAAAGAATGCGAGCGCTTCCGCAAAGCTGACCCAGCCTGATTCGTATGCGCCAGGCGCAGGGCCGGATATCAACGTGCGCCCGGTATAGGATATTGATATTGTTCGCTTATATGTGGTTGCGCCATCTTCAGTTTTTAACCCGATTGCGCTAGATATATCTTCTCCGCTCACGCCAGCGTACTGCGCGAAGAACGAACCATCTTCGATAACGTTCAATTCTCTTCGCGTCAGTGTAGTTACCCCGTCATTCCATCCACAAAATACAAAAGCCGATCCTGTACGGGTCAATGGGTTATAGAATGGTGCAAGAGTTGTTACTTCTTCTCCATCGCGGTTCTTGTATATCTTTTGAGTCTGAGAAGTCACACCAAGCGCGTTCCAATATCCGTAATACAACTCGAACTCTTCACATGGCTTTGGGTTGTCCAGAAACCCGATAACTCGCGGCTTGGTCCAGTCCTGACCGACAAACTGGACGACCACGCGGTCTCCCACCTCGAAGGGCTCTGCGTTGCACGTCATGTAGACCACAGGAACGCCGGTCAGGGTGCTCGACTGGTTGACCGGCAGGCGCTGCGCCGACGAGATGGCCGGCGCCAGATGAACATTCATGGTGTCCGCGTCTCGGTCAACTGCCATGCAGGTGCCCCAGCGGTACGTGGGCATGAATTTCTGCCACCCGGGCAGCAGCGCAGCATTCAGGAAGGCCTGCTCAGGCGACATGGTTTCGCGCGCCTTCAGCATGCCGTCGCCGGCCGACCAAGCCCTGCAGCCTGGCGCCAGCAGGATCAGGCCGGACTCGCCCGGAATATCCAGCGTGGCCGCATAAGCCCCTGCCGGCGCGTCCTCCGTCAGGTCTGCGCACCAAGCCTGGCGCGTCTCGGTGGGCGTGAATGCGCTCCACTTCGCCACCTGCCGCAGCGCCTGCTGCCTGTCGAACAGCAACGCCTGCAGGTTCATGCGCATGGGCGCGTGCTTCTGTTGAAGCTTCGACAGCTTCAGCAGTTCGAACTTGTAGGCTGTGGTGTCGGGCTTGGGCGATCCCGGCGGCAGGCCGCCCACGGTCTGGTCGATCACCTGCTGCTGCGCTTCCAGAACCCTGGCGCGCTGTTCGGCTTCCAGCGCATCTGCCGCCGCGTTCAGTACCCGCTGCGTGGCGATGCCGGTGTCGATCTTCGCCAGCAGCGCGTTCAGCGCCTCCATGGCGGACGCTTTCGTGGATGCGCCGTAGTCCATCTCGATGGTGTAGCGGCCGTCCTCGCCACCGCCCAGGATGCGTGCGTAGCCCATCAGCCGGCCTCGGTGCGCTCGCCGACGTCCATGTACTGGTCGCCGTCGCTGCAGTAATAGTTGATGTAGCTGGCCACGAACGGCACGCCGTCAACGTAGGCGATCTGGCCCGGCCGCAGCAGCCAGTCGATCGCACAGCTGACCCTGATGCCGCTTGCCTGGGTGGTGACGCTGCGCACGTCACGCAGCGTGCGCGCCGTGGCCTCTGGCGGGTCTTCGTCGGCCTCAGCCGGCGGGGCATAGCCGCTCAGCGTGGCGGTGTAGTTGCGGGAGCCTCGCGCCATCTGCACAGTCTGCAGCGGCGCGACGGCCATGTCGTACTCGAACGGCTGACCGTCAGGCAGCAGGGCCCGGCGCCTGATGCGGAACGTGGGCGCGGCGTTGATCTGGTCGACGTAGGGCTCGCAGGCTGGCACCACGCACTGCACGTACTGGGCCCTGTCCAGTTGCAAGGTGGCCTGCCATGAGCTTATCGGCACCCTCTCTGCTCCTGCGGGCGGGAATATCAGGTCCATCACGTAGCGCAGCGGCTGGCCCTCGAAGCTGCTGGTGAAGTCGTGCGCCGCCAGGGCTGCTGCCTGACCCAGCATGCTCGGCACTGAAAGCAGCGCCGCAGACTGCCGCGCCATCACCAGCGGCGCTCCCAGCGGCCCTGGCGCTGCCGACCGCACGTAGACGGACGCCAGCGCCAGCGACGCCGCAGCGCCGAGAGGACCGGGCGCCGCGGCGATGCCATCTACAGGCGCGATACCGCCCCCAGCCGGCGACAGCAGCACCGTGATGGCGCCTAGGCCGTTGGTGTAGGCATAGCCGGCCGCAATAGGGTTTGCACCGGCCGGGTCCATGTTGAACGCGCCGGAGTTCGACTGCCCGGTGTCCACGGACCGATACGCACCGGCCAGGCGGTAGTCGGCCAGTGCGGCGCCACTGAACAGCGTGAACGACGCCTGCGGCGTTGGCGTTGGCGTTGCTACGTCTCCTGGGTAAATCTGCGAGACGAACACAAGGAGCATCGACCCATCGGCGCCGGCCGTTGCCGATGCCGGCGTGATCGACCAGCTGTCCACGCTGTTGGCCGCGGCGTCGCCGATGACCTCGCCGTCCACGCCACGGGCGACGGCGTACAGCAGCCCGCAGCGGCTGAAGGAATCGTCGTCGAAGGTGAAGGTTGCGCTTGCGTCCGCCGTGGTGACGGTGTCCTTCGAGAACAGGACGACGTACTGGATGAAGGCCGGGTTTGAGAACTCGACCTCGCGCAGCTTGGTCCACCCCGACGGTGGGGTGATCGTTCCGCGGCCGAACACGCACGCCAGCAGCACGTCGCCGTCGGCAATCCCGGCCGGGGCGGCTCCAGAAACTGTGCTGGATCCGAAGGCGGCAAAGACCGCTGGACCGCCTCCGACCCAGGTCACCGCCATCAGATCACCCGATGGTCGCGCTGACGATGTTCACCGGCCCGCCGGCCACCAGCGTCAGGCTGTTCAGCACCAGCTTGCCAGATACCGCCGCTGTCCCGGCCTCGCAAGGCAGCGCCAGGTGCACGTCGCCGTCGCTGTCCACGAATTCGCCATAGGCCGCAGTGCCTGCCGTGGCCGCGTCCTCCTGCGTGGCCACGCTGAACGTCAGCTGCCCGGTGGTGCCGTTCACCGTGCCGCACGGGTCGGCCAGCACGGTTTCGGCCAGCAGAGCGTCGGCCGCATCGCGAATGCGGATCTTGCCCGCGGCGCTGCCGCTGTCGATCAGGTCTCGAAAGCTGGTATGCGCCGCCACCAGGGCGGCGACGGAGTAGGTGGCAATGGTCGGTGCGGGCATGGTGGTTTCCTGTCAGGCAGAGAGCTTCTGTGTGACCAGCAGGCGCAGGCTAGATTCCTCGGTGCCCTGCACGTAGGTCTCTGGTGCGGCCAAGAACACGCCGTCGCGCGTGGCCACCTGCAGCAGTGGGTAGGTCTGCACAAGGCGATCGATCTCGGCGTGCTGGGCCTGGCCGGTTGGCGCCCAGCGCAGCAGCAGCGTGCGGTCGGCGTCGGCGAAGCCGAAGTCGTTGACGGCCACCCCGCCGTCCAGGGTGGCAATGCGATTGACGCGGCGCCGCACGCCGTCGGGCTGCGGCAGGGCCGACAGGCGTAGCGTGACCACGCCGTCGAAGTCATAGGCCGGTGTCGACAGAGTGCACATCATGGCGTCAGGTGCCCAGCAGCATCTTCAAACCGTCTTGATTCACCCGCACCTGGATGGTCCGCAGAATCTCCCACATGAACGCCTCAAGGTGCGGCTGCAGGCCGGCGCCGTCGACCTTTATCAAGGCGTCGCCGGTCTCGATCTTCTGCGTCTGCGCCTTGATATTGGCTATCTGCGCTTCGGTAAGGTCCTTCTGCAGCTTCAGCGCGCCATCGCGGCGCTTGTTCTCGAGCTCAATCTGGTCTTCGATCTTGTTGGTGGTGCTGAAGCTCAGCTTGTCAAAGTCGCCGAACAGGCCGAACAGTTCGCCCAGCAGATCGCCTGTGCTGTTCACGGTGTTGTCGATGCTGCTGAAGGCCGCCTTCACCCGTTCGGTGTCGGCCTCGAGCTGCGCGATGTTCAGCGAGACCTGGGCTTCGATGTTCTTGATGCGCTCGTTGCTGGCGATCTCTTCGAGCTTGATCTCGGCGTCCTTGACGTTCTTCGCCAGCTCGATCAGTTCCTTGTTGGTCAGGTCCGTCTTGCGGCTCAGCGCGTCCATGACGTCGCCCGACGTCTTCAGGTCCTTCGACGCATCGGCCGTGGCCTGGCCCAGCCTACGGCCGGCGCCCTCTGTGCGCACCAGCTGCTGCTCGTAGCCGATGATCTTGCCGGTGGCCTGATCGACGATCTCCACGATCTTCATCGTGTAGGTGCCGACGTCTTTCTGGGCGGCGCCCAGGCCCTGCGCGGCGTCCTCGGCCTTGGCGGCTGCCTCTGACGCATCAAGCATCGCTCGGTTGGCCTCGCCGAAGGGGTCGGCCACCCCCTGGGCAGCGTCGCCGGCATCGGCCAGCGCGTCACCCACCAAGACCCACCCATTGGCCGCGGTACTCCAGACCACCGCGCCTGTGTCGATTGCCTGAATCGCGGCGTCCAACGTGGTCGCCGTCAGGCCGGTGGTCTCGTTGAAGCGGTCCAGGGTTTCAGTGCTTTGCGCGGCCGATGTCCGGGCGCGGTCCTGGGCTTCTGCCAGCTGCTTGTTGGCTTCCTTGAGCTGCAGGACACCGGTGACGATCTGGTACAGCTTTTCTATGGCGAAGGCCCCAGCGAAAGCCACGCCCGCCACCGTGAGGGCCCCCGTAAGCGCCGGCATGGCCGCGGCCAGCGTGCTCACGGCGCTCAGCAGGCTGAGGCCGTTGCGGGCCACCATCAGGCCCACCAGCACCTCCAACGCCGGTACCAGCCCGCCAATGCCGCTCAGCAGCAGGTTGAACTGCGTCACCGCGCCGCCGATGTTGCCGGCGAATTCCAGCCAGTCGGGGTTCACCTTGTCGATCTGGCCGCCCAGCTTGACCAGGAAGTCGAACAGCGGGCCGAAGCTCTCGACCACGCCGGCCGTGAAGCGGCTTAGGCCCAGGAAGGCAGCGCCGGCCAGCTCCACGGCACGGGTCAGGCCGGCGACGGTGGTCAGGTCGATGCCGCCGAACAGGTTGCGGAAGGCTTCCACCACGGCCTGGATGCCGCGCGTGAAGCCGCTCAGGTCGGCGCTTTCCAGCGCCTTCGGCAGGTTCGCCGCCACCTTGTCGAGCGTGCTCTGCAGGTCGCCGAACAGGCTTTCGATGAAGCCGACCACGTCCTTCAGCCCGCCGTTCTTCACGCTGGCGCCCAGCGCCGTGAAGATGGCGGCCACGGCGTTGGCAATGCCGCCGAACTCGTCCAGCAGCGGCGTGCCGATGCCCACCAGCAGCGCCGTCAGCGCGTTCACGGCCCGCTGGCTCGATTCGCCCACCGAGCCCGCCATCTTCTCGAAGGCGGCCTGCACCGACCCCGTGGCGTCGCCCATGGACACCAGCGCGTCCTTGAAGGTGTCGGCCTGCTTGCCCGTCAACGAGAGCACGGCGCCCAGGCCGGTGACGTCGCCGAACAGGATGGCCATCTTGTCGGCGCTGCCGCCAGTGGCCTTGGCCACGTCGTCCAGCACGCCCGACAAGCCCTTGCTCTGTAGCGCCTGCACGTTGAACTGGATGCCCAGTTCTTCGGCCAGCTTCTTCGCTTGCTCGCTGGGCTTGATGATGTTGGTGATGGCGCTGCGCAGCGCGTCGATGGCGCTGGAGGGCTGCATGCCGCCGGCCGTCAGCGTGGCGATGACGGCGCCCACTTCCTGCAGGCTGATGCCGGCCGTGGCCGCGATGGGCGTCACCCGCGCCAGGCTGGCCGACAGATCGGTCATCTCGATCTTGCCGTCCTTGATGGTCTGGAAGAACAGGTCGGACACCTTGCCGGCGTCGCCCGTCTTCAGGCCGTAGGCGTTCAGCGTGCTGACCAGCGTTTCGGTGGTGCTGGTCAGGTCGGCGCGGGTGGCCACGGCCAGCTTTTCGGCCACGGCCAGCAGGCTGAGGGACTCGGCCATGTCCACGCCGGAACCGATGGCGGCGCTGAGCGACGCGGTAATGTCGGCCAGCGGCTTGGTGCTGCCGCTGGCGTATTCCAGCACCGCCTGGCGGAAGGCTTCCAGGTCTTCGGCCGAAGCGTCGACCAGGGTGCTGATCTGGCGGAAGCTGGCGTCGAAGTCGCCGGCCGTCTTCACCGCGAAGGTGGTCAGGGCCAAGCCGGCAGCCAGCAGCCCGGCCTCGAGCTTCACCGCGCCCAGGGTGAAGTCGGCGATGGGTTCGGTGAGCTTCTGGACGTTGCCGGCGAACTTGTCGACGTTGTTCAGCGCGCTCAGCGTCGCGGCGCCGGTCTTGTCGACGCCGTTGAAGATCAGATCGATGGTGCGCTGCGCGTCGGCCACGGCGGGGGGTCCTTACTTGCGGGCGGTGTTGCGGCGCTCGCGTTCTTCGTACCAACGGCCCCAGAGATCGGTCTCGGTGTGGCCGAGCATGGCTTCGGGGAACAGGTCGGGGCGCACTTCGAACAGAAACCTGCCGCGCTCTGAGCACAGGGCCATGGCGGCCCTTACGCCGGGGTCGACCCAGAGCGCTTCGGCTTTCCCGGCTCGGACCCCTGGCCCGTGAGGTTGACGATGGCGCTGGTGAGCGCGTAGAACTGGCCCGGGAAGTCCTCGGCCAGCTTGACGGCGACGTCACGGTTGTCGGGGCCCAGCACGGGGCTCACGCTGCCGGCCGTCAGCATTTCGATGCGGCGGCTGACGTCGGCCGGCACGTCTTCGTCGCTCAGGCCCAGCGTCTGGCGGATGGTGGCGGCCTTGTTGGCCGCGTCACCTGCCAGCGCGGCCACCAGGGCGCGCACGTTGGCCAGGCCACTCTCGGCGGCCTGGTTGGCGCGGGAAAGTTCGGCCGCTGTCAGGCCCCGCACCACCCACACGGCTTCGGCGCCCGGCAGCAGCCAGTGCGCCAGCTCGGGCACCGGAACGCGCTGCTGCCGGGGCTGCAGCGCAGCACTCAGAAAGGCCTGCAGGTCGAGCATGGTCAGGCGCGCACGTCCACCGACTCGACGCGCGGCGTCACCGTGCAGGCTGCGCTGAAGTTGCCGCCGCCGCTGGGGAAGGTGCGGCTGATGCCCAGCTTGCCCTGCGTGAGCTGCTTGGGCACGGTCTTGTCGCGATCAGGGCGGAACTCGAACCACAGGTCCTTGCCCTTCTGGGCCAGGAAATTGTCGGTGATGCCGTCGCGCAGCACGGCCGTGAATCCGGCCTGGCCAAGCGAGCTGCTGGCCGAGCCCACCGGGCCGTCGTAGGTGCTGGTGGACGTGATGCTGTAGGTGCTTTCCGCCGGCACCCAGTCGCTGGTGTTCGGGATGGCGCTGAACAGCGGCGTGGCACCGCGCATGTACACCTTCTTCGGCACGCTGGCGGTGTGGATGAGCGGCAGCGCCTCTGCAAATGTGACCTTGCCGGTGGCGTAGTCCAGCGCGTACACGGGGTAGTCGCTGCGCTCGACGTGCAGGCCTGGCACGGTGTAGATCTGCGCCGTGGTAATGAGCGCGGCGGTGTTGCTCGTCACGCGCACCTGGCCGATTTCGATGCTGCCCACCGGGATGAAGGGCGGGCCGCCGGCGGCGCCGCGGGTTTCGCTGAAGGCGGTGGTGGCGCCGTCGGTGCCCGCCACGGCGGCGATGGCGCCCGCGCTGGTGATGGTGATGCTGCAGATCTTCGCCACCGCCGTAGCAGGCCGGGTGATGGCGACGTTTCCCGCGGCCACCGAGATGACGCCGCTGGTGTCGGCGCCCGACACGGCTGCCATGCAGGCCGTGAGCGCGGCCACGGCCACGTTGTCGTTGGTGGCGTGCGGCGTGATGGCGCCGCCGGTCAGCAGGCCGTAGGGCGCCACGACGGGCTCGAAGCCGGCCGCGTTGCTGACGGGGGCGAAGCTGGCCGAGTAGGTCTTCGCGTCGCCGCTGTTGACGATCTCTTCGAAGGCCTTTGCGGTCTGGCCGGCCTCGTAGCGGATGATGGGTGCGCCCATGGGTGTTTCCTCGGTGTCTGTGGGTGGGTGGCTCAGGCCAGAACGTCGGGCTGCCCGCGCAGGTGCTGGTAACGCACCCGGAAGGCAGCCTCTGCGAACACGAGCCGGCCGTCGGCCTGGATGCCGCCGCCGGTGTAGTCGATGCCGACGGCCAGGCCGTCGAAGGTTTCGTCGGTGAACATGGCCGCCAGCAGCGCCTTCAGCGCCGCGTGGGCCTGCTGGCGCATGGCGTCGCGGTCGCTGCTGGCGGCCGCTTCGGCGCGGGCCACGTTCAGCGGCATGACGCAGACGGTGGCGTCGTAGTTGGTGGTGGCTTCGTCGCTGCCGTCTTGCACGATGGTGACGGGCAGGTCGCGCTCGTCTTCGGGCGCCGGCAAGCCGTACTCACCGCCCACGGCGGTGAGGATGTTGGCCAGCAGCCGCTCGCGCACCAGGTCAGCCATCGGTGGGCTCCGGCGGGTACTTCTTCACCAGCAGGTAGCGCATGGCGTCGAGCAGCTCGCCTTCGAAGACGTCGGCCGCCTCGGGCGTGACCTGGTCGCGCACGGTGTTGAACACCTGGCTGAGCGACGGGCCGCCGAAGATCTTGACCTTGCGGCCGCCACTGCCCTGCCCTGCCAGGCGCGCAGCGATGGCCACGTTCTGGCCGCCGTTGATGACGATGTAGAAGGGATTGTTGCCGCGCGTGTCGGTGTCGCCTGTCACCACCTTGGCCGCGCCGTCGGGCTTGACCTTGACGCGGATGCCCTGCTTGGGCACCAGCGGCGGACGGAACCAGCCGACCTTGTCGCTGGAGACCAGCGCGTCGGTGCTGAAGCGCGACAGCAGCAGCCCGCGCGACAGCGCCCGGATGCGGCCGTTCAGGTTGCGGCGCGTGGCCTTGATGACGGTGAGCCGCTGGTTGACGTATCTGGCCTGCAGCCGCACCTGTTCGCGGATGGCCTTGCTGCTGGCCGTGCGCACCTTGGGCGCAGCCTTGTTGATGGCCACGCGCAGGGCTTCGTCGGTGTTGCCGCCGACGAACTCGAAGAGGCTCACGGCCTCTTTCACGCTGTCGGGGTCGACCTGGATGCTGTAGCTGGTGGTCATGCCGCGAACACCCGGTGCTCGAATTCGTCACTGCCCTGCAGGCTGTCGACCACCAGCACCTGGCCGCTGCCGGCCAGGGTGAAGGTATCGCCGCGGCGCGGCGCTGCGACCAGCTGCACGGTGCGCACCTGAACGACGGCGGTGCGCTGGTTGACCACGGCGGTTTCGCCGTAGCGCGTGAGGTCGCGGTCGACCAGCACCGTGCACGGCGTGGAGACGGCGTTGCGGTCGGTGTAGGTGGCCGCGTCGCCGAAACGCGCGTACAGCGTGTCGGTGGCGCGGGCCATGGCCTGGGATGCGAGGCTCACGGCGGCGTGGGCAGCAGATCAGGCAGCGGGTCAGGCAGCCGATCAGGTGCCCGGCAGCGTGGGCACGCCCAGCTTCACCAGCACGGTGGCGCTGGGGTTGGCGGCGTCGGCCACGGCCACGCCCACGGCGCGCTGGCTGGTGGTGGTCTTGTTGACCACGCTGGACCCGGGCACCCAGTACACCAGGTCACCCGTGGCGATGGCCAGCGCCGAAGTCTTGGCCAGCTCGACCACGCCTTCGGTGATGAACTCGCCGGGTTGGCCGCTGGTGACAGCCGCCGTGGCCACGCCGAAGATCGCGGTGCCGAACATGTAGCCGGCGCCGGCCGCGACGTTGGCGCCAGGCGTCAGGGTGAGGGTGTCGCCCTCTTGCACGTAGTTGTTCATGGTGGCCTTTCAGGTCATCAGGTTGCGTTCAGGGGGTCAGGCGCCGGCGCTCTTGCTCAGGCCGCGCCAGTCCACGGCCTTGGCACCGAAGTCCAGGCGGCACTTGTAGGAAACGCCGTCGACCTCGAAGCCCACGTCGGATTCGATGACCGGGCCTTCGGCGCCGTCGAGGTAGCAGTACTCGACCGTGTCGACCTGGGACGTGGCCGCGGCCAGGTACCAGGCGGTGGCGCTGTTGTCGTCCAGCAGCGGCTCGACCACCGGTTCCAGCGACGTGCGGCCGCCGGTGCGGAACTCGTTGATCTCGCTCTTCACGGCCGGCGCGTACTGGTTGCTCGTCAGCTGGTAGGCCGTCTGCTCGAGCGATGCCGGCACGATGAGGTACGAAGGCGCCAGGTTCAGCTCTTCCGCGTTCAGGCCCTTCTGGCGGCGCATGGCGGTGCGCGCCGTGATCAGCGCGCTGGTCTGCAGGGCGCTGGCGCCGGTGGTGAACAGGTTGGCGTGGCCGCCGGCCGTGGTGACGGCCGTGGCGTTGAACAGCGCGCCACCGTCGCCCATGTTTGCGTTGGCGGTGAGCTGGCTGTACACAAGCCGGTTCTCCAGCCGGCGCGACGCGAAGCCGAAGGCCGAGACCAGGCGGTCGAAGGCGCGCAGGTCGTCGTTGATGATGGCCTGGCGCGTGAGGCTGACGATGCGGCCGTAGGTGAGCACGGCGTAGGTCTCGCCGGCGTCCTTCATGGTGCCGTACTTGAACTCTCCGTGTTCGTTGGTCTGCAGCAGCGTGGGGGCGCCGCTGAGCTGCACGACGCTGATGTTCTTGAAGTCCGGCGCGTTCGGGCCGCGCCGGGCCCACATGGCGTAGGTGCCGGGGTTCTCGTCATAGGCGCCGCGCAGGCGCTTGTTGGCCACGTTGGCGAACAGGCTGGCGAAGTCGCCCGTGCCGTGCATGCCGGGGCTGCGGAAGTGCAGGATGCGGCCGGCCAGGGTGATGCGGTCTTGCCCGCGCGTCTGCTGGCCGTGCGCTTCCAGGAAGCTGCGGCCGATTTCCAGCAGCGACATGCCGCGGTAGGTGCGGCCGTTGTCGTCGAGCGCGGTGCCCGGGGCGATGCGGTGCAGGATGGCCTGCTCGATGCCGGCCATGCGGGTCTGCATTTCGTCTTGCACGGTGTCGACGCGGCTGACGTTGCGGTGGCCGCCGGCACCGGCGTCACGCGTGGCCAGCTCGGTGAGCACGGCGGCGCGGGCCTGGTCGATGGTCTGGCCGCCGCGGATCATGCCGGCGGCGAGCTTCGGCAAGCCGTGGCGCACGCAGAGCTCGGTGATGTCGGCGGCGACGGAAGCCGCATCGGGCGTGCTGCGCTGCTGCGCGGCGCCGGTGTCGGCGGGCTGCGCGGGCGTGGCGTTGGGCGTGGTGGCGGGCGTGGTGGCGGGGGCGTTGGTGTCGGCGGCGCCGGCCTGGGTGACTTGCGGCATAGGGGTCCTCAGTGCGGTGGGTTGGGCGGTCGCCCGGACAGCCTCTGCAGCGCCTGGCGCCACAGGGACGAACAGGCACGGCGTGCCATGCTTGGGAGCCGCGCGCGTGGTGCTCTGGGGGTCAGCCGGGATGGGCACGAACGAGAGTTCGGCGGGCTGCCACGCCACGGCGCGGTACAAGGGGATGGTGCCGCCGTCGGTGCGGTTGGCGGCACTGATGATTTCGTAGCGCTGGACGTTGTAGCCCACGCTGATGTTGCGGACGATGCCCGCCTGGATGTCGCGCACCAGGCCGGCCAGGTCTTCGCGCTCGCTGAGCTGCAGCGTGGCGCGGCCCTCGCCGTCGCGCACTTCGGCGCTGGTGATGACGCCGATCTGCGAGTCCAGGCCGTAGGCGCGGTGCGAGTCGAGCACCGGCGCCCCGCCCGTGGCGAAGCGCGAGAGATCCACGGCTTCGGGCGTGACGACAAGTTCCTCGTCGTAGGCCTGGCCCGTCCACCAGTCCATGCGGCGCACGCGGGCGCCGGTGGTCCAAGTCACGTCGACGCTGCGCGTGGCCGGGTTGAACGATGAAGGGCTGACGGCGGCCGCGCGCTGCTGCGTGGGCAGCAGGTGGGTGTTGCTGGCGGGGGCTGCGATGTCTGGCATGCGGGCATCTTCTTTGCCCGGGTGTCTCAGTTCCAGCAAAGCTGAGACGAAATCGCGCGCGCGTCAGGGGGCCAGCGTCAGTGCCCCAGGAACAGGATGTCGGCCTGGCGGCGCTTGCGCTTGCGCTTGGGGGGCGGCAGCGGCTCGACAGGCGCGGGGCGCCAGCTGCGGCGGCGGTGCGGCGAGAATGGTGCGCCGGTGTCGTCGCCGTCGCCTTCGGACTCTTCTGGCCAGAGACCCTGCACTGCCACCAGCCGCGGCGAGCGGCCCAGGCCCTGCAGCGCAACGGCGCGAGGGTTCAGGGCCATGGCTACTGCCTAGTGACCGTTATCGTGCCCGCGGCCTCGCCCAGGGCCTGCAGTACGGCGCCGGCCTGGCGGGAGGTGTCGGTGACGCTGAGCGGCGAGCCGGCGCGCAGACCGTGGATCAGATGCAGTTCTTCGACGTAGCCCAGCAGCGCGAGGATGTTGGCCTCTGCGGTCTGCCCGTTGGCCATGACGTAGTTCCATACCGCAGCCGGGTCGGATACATCCGCCGCACCATCCACCCGATAGCCAACGGCCAGAACCGCGAACCCAGCAGCGCCCACGGCGTAGCCGGCCGGCAGCGTGGCAGACCCTGCGCTGCGGACGATGTAGCCCGTGGGCAGCGTGCTCGACCCGGCGGCGCGAATGGCGAAGCCTGCCGCGAGCGCGGCATGGCTGGCGGTCGTGATTGCGTAGCCGGTCGCCAAGGTGGCCGAGCCCGGGGCGCGCACCGCGTAGCCCACGGGCAGTGTTTCCGAGCCGATGCCAAGCGCGGAGTCCACCGCATAGCCTGCCGCCAGAGTGACGAGCGAGGCGGTGCGGATTGCGTAGCCCAGGCCGACCGTCGCGGCACCCGTGCTGCGCACCACATAGCCTGCGGGCAGGGTGGCGCTGCTGGCCGACCGGATGGCGTACCCGGTGCCGAGCGTGCTG